GATGAAGGCGCACCACCTCGGGGCATGCCCTCAGATTTTCGCGGGTCCCTCTGGAGCACGGGCTACACGGGTAATTCGGGGCGCGTTCATTGTCCAGCTGGATGCGTCCTTAGGGGGTAAGTAAGCATGCGGATCACGGGTCAGGAACAGGTTGCCGACGCTTTCGGCGTGGCGCCCAAGACCATCGTCGAGTGGCAGGCCGAGGGCTTCCCGGTGGCTGAGCGCGGCGGCCCTGGCGTGCCCAGCCAGTATGAGTTGGCCGAGTGCATCAAGTGGCTGGTCAAGCGCGCGGTCGACAAGATCCAGGGCGAGAGCCCGCGTGACCGCCTGTTCCGCCTGCAGGCTGACCAGTTGGAGATGGACCTGGCTGTGAAGCGTGGCCAGCTGATTCCTGCCAATGCGGTCGAGCCCAAGCTGCGCGCCGCCATCGTGTCTGCCCGCGAGCAGTTCCTGGCTGAGCCGCCGCGGCTGTCCATGCTGATCCAAGGGCGCGATCGCGCGGGTGCTGAGGACCTGATCTTTGAGGCCTTCGAGCGATTCCTGATAAAGCTCTCGCAGTGGCAGGCTGCTGATGACGACGAAGAGGGAGGCTGACCATGAACGCCCGAGTGCCCACCGCCCCCGCTTTTGACGACAGCGCCGCCCAGGCCGCGCTGGGCGCCATGTTCGCCCGGGTGTGGGCCGACCTGGCGCCGCCGCCAGCGCTGGACATTGGCGAGTGGGCTGAGCGGTACCGGGAGCTCAGCAGCGAGGAAAGCGCCATCACGGGCCGCTACTCCCTGGACGTGACCCCAGCGCTGCGCGGCATCCTGGCTGCGTGCAGTGATCGCAAGGTGCGCAAGGTGGTGGTGCAAAAGAGCGCCCAGGTGGGCTACACCGCCGGGGTGGTGTGCAACGTGCTGGGCTATCACGTGCACTGGCGCCCCAGCCCTCAGATCGTGATGTTCCCGCGGGAGAAGTCCGGTACCGACTTTGAGAGCGAGAAGTTCACGCCCATGGTGCGGGCCACCAAAGTGCTGGCCGGGCGCATCCAGCTCAAGAGCCGAAGCCAAGGCAACAGCGCAACCCGCAAGCGCTACCCTGGCGGGTTTGTGAAGCTGGTGGCCTCGAACAGCCCCAGTGATGTGAAGTCGACCAGTGCCCGGGTGGGCATCGTTGAGGAACCTGACGACACCAGCAAGGACGTGCGAGGGCAGGGCAACTCGATCACGCTGCTGGGTGAGCGCACCAAGACCTATGCCCCCGGCGACTTCCAGCTGATCGGTGGTACGCCCACCGCCAAGGGTGCCAGCCAGATCGAGAAGGAGATGCGCACCACCGACCAGCGCCGCTTCATGGCTGCCTGCCACCACTGTGGCGAAGAACATGAGCCCAGCTGGGACCACGTGACCATCCCCGAGGTCGACGACCAGCCTGAGCGTGAGATCTACGGCAAGTTCCGCTGGGAGGCCGCGTTCTACACCTGCCCCCACTGCGGTGGCCTGTGGACGGATGACGAACGCATCGAGAACATCAAGCGCGCCAGCAAACGGCCCGACAAGGGCTGGGTGCCCACGGCCAAGAGCGCCACACCGGGCTTCTACCTGAACGAGTTGCTCAGCACCTTTGACGGCTCACGCGTGCCCATCCTGGCTGAGAAGTACTTGGTGGCCAAGCACGAGATGGATCGTGGTGAGCCAGAGAAGATGGTGGCCTTCCACAACTCCACACGCGGCTTGGCCTGGGAATACAAGGGCGAGCTGCCTGAGGAAGACGAACTGCGCGAGCGGGCCGAAGCCTATGCCGAGTGGTCAGTGCCCGCCGGCGGGCTGGTGGCCGTGATGACGGTGGACGTCCAGCACGATCGCATTGCTGTCACCGTCTGGGTGATCGGCCGTGGTGAAGAGATGTGGCTGGCGTACTGGGGTGAGCACCACGGGCAGACCATCGTGCCGCACCAAGGTGCATGGCTTGAACTCGAGCAACTCATGGACCGCAAGGTGCGCCACGCCACCGGCTTTGCCATGCCCATGGCCGCCATCGGCATTGACTGCTCTGACGGCCAGACCTCTGATGCCTCCTATGCCTTCGTGCGCAAGCATGATCGCGGTGTGGCCCGGCCCGTGCTGGCCCTCAAGGGTGCGTCTGATGCCGTGGGCAAGGTCGAGATCTGGACCACCCCCAAGGCCGTGGATCCAAACAAGCGCGCCACCAAGGCCACCCGCGCGGGTGTGAAGGTCAACATCGTGGGCGCGGCCAAGGCCAAGGACGCCATCCTGGGCTGGGCGCAAGAGGGCGGGCGCGTGCGCCTCCAGGGCATTGGCCCAGGCCGCATGCACTGGTACAAGGGCGTTCGCGACGACTTCTTCGAGCAGCTGCTGGGCGAGATGAAGATCCCCAGCCGCCACAACCCACGGGTGCGCGAGTGGACTGAGCGCACCGACCGCCGCAACGAGGCCCTCGATTGCACGGTCATGGCCCTCTACATCTCGCGCCACCTGCGCCTGCACCTGAAGAAGCCCAATGAATGGGCCGTGATCGAGAACCGCCTGCGCCAGCGCCAGCTGATGGACGATGAGCCGCTTGACGTCGAGTTCATCGAGGTGGCCGACCAGGCTGAATGCACGCCTGCCCAGCCTGGGCCTGAGCCCGTGCCCACCACGGATGACGACGAAGGGTCAGAGCAACCTCAGCCTACGGCACAACCAGCGGCGGCGTCTGCTACCGCCACACCGCAACCCGCTGCCGAGCGCCCCCGGCCTGTGGCGCCCGTGCAACCTGCGCGGCGCAGTTCTCTTGCAAGTGACGACTGGAGCAACCGACTGTGAGCAACGCCATGCCCAAGCCTGAGCAGCCGCTCAGCCCAGCCCGTGAGGCTGATGCAGTCATGGAGCTGGAGTCCATCATCTGCGAGAGCCTGCAGCTCAGCGTGGGCCTGCCCACCACGGCAGCCAACGACCTGGCCATGAAGATGGTGCGGGTGATCCGCCTGCGGCATGGTGGGTCTGGGGTGTACATCCCAGCCACGAACAAGACCGAGCGTGACGCGGCCATTCGGGCCGAACTGCGCCCTGGCAATGCCGCTGAGGTGGCCACCAGGCACGGCTTGTCGATCAGGGCGGTCTACAAAATCGCCAACCGGCGCGACTGACGCCAGACCATGGCGAGAGGGTAGGGCGCCACACTTCCCTGCACGTTGTGCACTTTCTTCCTAGAAAGTGCACAAACACATCGGGACACTGCGGAGGCATCAGCAACCAACGCACCTCCCGACCATGTCACAAGCATCCTGGTTCAGCATTCGCCGCCGCACAGCCATTGCGGCTGCAGCCATCGGCATTGCTGCCGCCGCCTCTGCCGAGGTTTTCATTTATGGCGACATCGGCGAATCGTGGTGGGGTGAAACGGTAGCGGCTCGCACCTTCGTGGCCGAACTGGCCGCGCTCGACGTCGACCAGATGACCATTCGGGTCAACAGCCTGGGCGGCTCTGTGCAGGATGGCGTGGCCATCTACAACGCGATCAAGCGCCACAAGGCCACGGTGAACGTGGTGATCGACGCCATGGCGGCCTCGATCGCTTCGCTGATCTCGCTGGCCGGCGACACGGTTGAGATGGCCGACAACGCACTGATGATGATCCACGCCCCCTGGGGCGGTGTGGCCGGCAACGCCGTCGCCATGCGTGAAGCGGCCGACATGCTCGACCAGTACAGCGCTGCCATGGCCACAAGCTACGCGAGCAAGACTGGCAAAACCTCTGAAGAAGTGCTGGCCCTGTGGTTTGCCGATGGCAAAGACCACTTCTTCACGGCCCAGGAAGCCCTGGACGCAGGCTTGATCGACTCCATCGGCACGGCCCAGCCTGTGCAGGCGGGCCTCATGTTGTCGCTGCCCTTGGCGCGCTTCAAGACCCCCCACGCGGCCCTGACCGCCTGGATGCAGAACCACACCAAGACACCCGAACCAACCCCGGCCGCACCTTTGGCCACCCCTGCGGCGCCCGCTGCAGTTCTCCCGGCGCCTGCCGCAACCCTGAACAAGGAACCCACCATGAAGACTCAAGAGCAGATCGCGGCCGAGCAGAAGGCCGCCGTTCAAGCCGCCCTGGCTGCCGATGCCACACGCCGCACCGAAGTGCGCGCCGTGCTGCTGCCTCTGCAAGCCCAAAGCCACATCAGCGCTGCTGTGACTGCGCTGTTGACCACGGCTGAAGCGAGCCCCGACATGACCGTTGAACAGGTCAAGGCCCAGGCCCTGGACATCATGGCCAAGGGCGTGACGCCTGCCGCTGGTGGCTACGTGGCCACTGTGCAGACCGTCGAAGACGAAGCCGACAAGCAACGCCAAGGCGTGCAGGCCGCGCTGATGATCCGCGCCAACCTGGCCAAGAACGACGCAACCAACCCCTACCGTGGCCACAGCCTGGTCGAGATCGCCCGCGCCAGCCTGGAACGCTCTGGCGTGAAGACCGGCCACATGGACAAGATGGCCCTGGTGGCTGCTGCCTTCACGCATGGCACCAGCGACTTCACCAAGCTGCTGGCCAACGTGGCCAACAAAGCCATGCTGCTGGGTTACGAAGAAGCCGGCGAGACCTTCCAGCAGTGGACCAGCAAGGGCACGCTGGCTGACTTCAAGGCCGCCAAGCGTGTGGACCTGAACACCTTCCCGTCGCTCGACAACGTGGTTGAGGGTGCCGAATACAAATACGGCACCATCGGTGACCGTGGTGAGACCGTGCAGCTGGCCACCTACGGCAAGCTGTTCAGCATCACCCGTCAGGCCATCATCAACGACGACCTGAACGCGATGGCCAAGGTGCCCCGCCTGATGGGCCGCGCTGCCATCCGCACGGTGGGCAACCTGGTGTATGCCGTGCTCACGGACAACCCCAACATGGAAGACGGCAACCCGCTGTTCGGCTCTGGTCGTGGCAACTTGGCCGCCGCTGGTTCGGCCATCTCCACTGCCTCTGTCGACGCTTTGCGCGTGCTGATGGCCACGCAGAAGGATGGCAAAGCGATCCTGAACCTGCGCATGGCTTACCTGCTGGTTCCAGTGGCCCTGGAAGGCACCGCCAATGTGGTTCGCAACAGCGAGTTCGAGGTGGGCGCGTCCAGCCGCAACAACACCACGCCCAACTCAGTGCGGAACACCTTTGAGGTGGTCTCTGACGCCCGCTTGGATGCCCCCTCGGCGGTGACCTGGTACGGCGCTGGCAGCCCTGCCACGACCGACACCATCGAGGTGAGCTACCTGGATGGCAACGAACAGCCCACGCTCGAAGAGCAAAACGGCTGGAACGTCGACGGCGTCGAGATGAAGGTGCGCCTGGACGCTGGCGTTCGCGCCCTGAGCTACCGCGCTCTGGCCAAGAACCCTGGCGCCTGATCAACCCCCCTGAGTGCCTGAGCCCAGGCACTCAACCCTGACTTCAGACAAGGAAGCTGACATGAACAACTTCAAAGCCGCCGGCGCCCACATGGACTACAAGCCCACGGTCGCCGTTCTCGCAAGCACCATGGTGCTGGTGGGTACCAAGGTGGGTGTAGCCATTGCCGACATCGCCGCCAACACCACGGGTGCTTTGCGCGTGACGGGTGTGGTGAACTACACCAAGAACACTGCCGATGTGGTCGCCCAAGGTGCTGCCCTGTACTGGGACAACACCAACAAACGCCTGACGACCACCTCTGCCGGCAACACCTATGCCGGTTACGCCTTCGCTGCCGCCACCGGCACCGACACCACCGTTGACATCAAGATCAACGACTGAGCGAGCAGGGCCCCATGACCATTGCAGCCATGACATCCGCAGGCCTCTCTATGGCCTACCGCACCCTCGGGGATGACGCCACCTTTGCACTGCCAGGGCAACCTGCAGTGCAGGTGCGTGTGATCTACGCAGTGGACGGCACATCCGTGATGGATGGCATGGTGCAAAGCATTGGGCCCAGCTTGCGCATTCGTGCATCTGATGCACCCGCCGGCGTGCCTCGCCTCAGCCTGTTCGAAGTGGCCGGCCACACATGGAAGGCCAAGGAAGCTGGCTTGCCCATCAACGACCACAACGAGCTGCAAGTGCGACTGGGGCTGGCGTGATGGCAGGCAGTGTGCATGAAGCCCTGGTGGCACGCGTGAAAGCTGTGCTGCTGGCCGCTGGTACCAATGCAGGCGCACGTGTGACGCGTGGCCGTGTGGACGCCCAGGCCCCGAACGAACTGCCAGCCATCAACGTGCGACGTGTGGGTGGTCAGTTCAATGCACACGCCAACACCCTGGACCACGCCATCCCTGAGTTCGAGCTGGATATGTATGTACAGGGCGACGACTGGGAAACCCTGGTCGACGCACTGCACATGCAAGCCCATGTTGCCCTGCTGGCTGATACACAGCTGGCCACGATGGTGCGCGGCCTGCGCTGCACCAAGACAGACATGCGCGGTGAGTCTGCTGACGAGACCACCGGCCTGCTTACCGCCACGTACCAGGCCCAGGCCTTGGTGCGCATCAATGACTTGACCAAGGCTGTCAGCTGACAGCCGCATTGGAGAAACACCATGATCAACTTCAGCGCGGGCAAGCTCATCGCTGTCCCAACCACCCTGGCCGATGGCTCTGCCATTGCGCTGCCCCAGCCAGTGGTGCTGGGTGACTTGCAGGATGTGACCATCGACCTGTCGGTTGAAACCAAGATGCTGTACGGCAGCGGCAAGTATCCCATTGCCGTGGGCCAGGGCAAGGCCAAGAGCCAGATCAAGGCCAAGTACGCGAACATCAGCGGGACCATTCTGGGCAGCTTGTTCCTGGGCAAGACCGCCACTGCTGGCATCAAGGATGCTGTGATCGACCAGGCTATCAGCGTGCCTGCAGCATCGCCTTACACCCTCACCGTGGCGCCCCCTAGCTCTGGTACCTTTGTCGAGAACCTGGGCATTCGCAATGCCACCACGGGTGATGTATTGACCCGCGTTGCATCGGCACCCACCACTGGCCAATACAGCGTGAACGCATCTGGTCAGTACACCTTTGCTGCGGCTGATGCCTCTGCTGGCCTGCTGGCCAGCTATGAGTTCTCGGCCACCAGCTCGACCGCCCAGACCTTCGACATTACCAACGACCAGATGGGCTACGCCCCCAGCTTCAGCCTGATGCTGCGCAACAGCTTTGACGGCAAAAGCATGGTGCTCAAGCTGAACCGCTGCATCAGCGGAAAGCTGAACATTCCGCTGAAGAACGACGACTTTGCCCTGTGCGACTTTGAAGCCGATGCGTTCGCCAACGCAGCGGGCAAGGTCGGCTACATCTGCCTGTACTGACATGATCATGATTGAAGTCAAAACAGTCACCTTCGCGGGCCATGCTTTGCCCGTGCTGCCACTGCCGCTGGGCGTGGTGCGCCGCTTGCTGGTGGTCTCCAACCGCCTGCGCGAGTCGATCAGCAGCGGCACGCTGACCGACGCCACCACCGAGGACATGATCTTGATCGTGTCCTTGGGCACTGGTGTGTCTGTGGCCGAGCTCGACGCGATGCCCGGCACCATGACCGAGCTTGAGGGAGCCATGGAGACCGTGGTGCAGCTGGCCGGTCTTGTCTCTCGCAAGGATGCGGGGGGCGGCAAGCTGGGGGAAGCGATGGCGCCAGCGACGACCCAGAGCGCTGGTTTGACGACCTCTACGCCTACCTGATCACGTGCACGGGCTGGACATGGCAACACATCGACCAGCACGTGACCTTGCATCAGGTGCAGGCCATGAGCCGCTTCTGGGAGCACACACCACCAGCTGCCTTGCAACTCAAGCGCATTGCCCTTTGGGTGGGCTTGACCCCCAACGCACCTGCCCAGCCTGCCGCACAGACGCCTGCTGCGGCAATTGACATGGCCCGAACGGCTGGCATCCCAGTCGCTGAGGGCCGACCTGATGACCCATACCTCGACCTGATCGGTTGGTAGGAGCAAAGCGATGACAGATCCACGTGCAACAGTCATCATCGATGGCGATGTCGGGCCCCTGCGCAAGAAACTGCGCGAGGGGCTCGATGACATTCAGGGCTTTCAAAGCCGCGTCAGCGCGACCTTCGGGGGCTTGCGTGACACCATCGGCAACCTTGGCAACATCATGGCGACCCTGGGCGCCATTCGCATGGTGCAGCTGGTCGACGATGCCACCTTGGTGACCGCACGCCTGAAGGATGTGACGGGCTCAGCCGAAGGCGCCGCTGAGGCCAAGCAACGCCTGATGGCCAGCGCGCAGCGCCTGCAGGTTGGCTACACAGACCTGGCTGGCTCGGTGGCCAAGATGCTGCCAGCACTGCAGGCCATGGGTGGTGGTACCAATGAGGCCATCAAGCTGGCTGAGATCCTGGCCACCACGGCCAAGCTCTCTGGTGCTTCGACACAAGAGGCGGCCTCTGCCCAAACTCAGTTCGCCCAAGCCCTGGCCAGCGGCGTGCTGCAGGGCGATGAGCTCAAGTCCATCCTGGAGAACAACTCAGCCCTGGCCCGTGTGATGGCTGAGGGCCTGGGCGTGGGTGTTGGCGAGCTCAAGCGCCTGGGCACTGAGGGCAAGCTCACGGCTGATGTGGTGGCGAATGCCCTGATGGGCCAATACGACACGCTCAAGGCCAAGAGTGATGAGCTCCCACAGACCGTGGGTGGTGCCTGGATCAAGGTGACCAACTCGTTCCAGGGCTTTGTGGAAGCACTGAACGATGGCACCGGCGCATTCAACGTGGTGGGGGCCTTGCTGTCTGGGCTGTCAAAACTCATTGATGCAGTCAAGTCCATGCTTTCCGGTACCGGCAGCGAGGCTGACAAGCTGGGGCGCAACAAGTCGGTGGCTTCGTGGGGGGAGACCGTTGGTGCGGTCTTTGCCTACGTGATCGACCTGGGCCGCTCGGTCTGGCAGACCATCGAGATGGTTGGCCAGGCGATCGGTGGCTTGGCTGCTGCCACCGTGACAGCTCTAAGTGGTGACTTGGCTGGAGCCTCCAACATTCTCACTGCGACATGGAATGACTTAAAGGGTAAGTCTGCCCAGATCGGTGAGCTGATCACCGGCGGCGCTGGCAGCACGCTGCAGGCCTATGCGCTGGGTGCAGGTGGTGGCAACTCCAGCGCACCTGATGGCCCATCCAAAAAGATGGTCAGCAAAGTCAAGCCGAAGGATGACGATAAGAGCAAGGACAAAGCCGACCCCTCAGACATGCCTGCCATCCAGGCCCAACTCGAAGCCCGCAAGCTGCAGTTCATGCAAGAGCACAACTTGCGTGAGATGAACAAGCTGGAAGAGGTCAAGACGCTGGAAGAGATCGGCAAAAAGTTCGACTTGAACGCCAAGGACAAGATCCACTATGCCAAGCAAGTGGCCGCTGCTGAAATCGCAGCTTTGAAGGAGATGGCCGAACAGGGGCGCCAACTCGACGATGGTGAGCGCAAGAGCCGCGAAGACCGCGCGCTTGCTGCTGTGCAGGCAGCACAGCAAGAGGCCCGCCAGCAACTGGAGCTGGGCAACATCACCAAGGCTGAGTCTTTGGCGTTGGAGCAGCAGTTTGAAGCCCAGCGCAATGAGATTCGCATGCAGGCCCTTCGTGAGCGCCTGACGCAGACTGACCCCAACCGTGACCCTGTGGCGTACGCCCAGGTGCTGGCTGAGATCGAACAGCTGGAAACCCAGCACGAACTGCGGATGGGGCAGCTGCGCCAACAGTCTCTGGTGGAAAGCCGCCAGGGCATGATGCAGTTCACCCAGGGCCTGGAAGGGGGCTTTGCTCGCGTGTTCTCTCAAGTGGGCACCACCATCAACAGCATCGGTGGGCTGTTCAAGGGCATGTTCCAAGTGGTACTGCAGACCTTTGTGCAGATGCTGGCCCAGATGGCGGCAAAGTGGCTGATCAATAAGGTTCTCATGAAGGCCATCAGCAAGACCACAGCGCTGGGTGAGATCGTCACTGAAGCGGGCAAGGCGGGTGCGGGGGGCGTGGCTTCGATGGCTGCGGCACCATTCCCACTGAACCTGGGCGCACCAGCCTTTGGCGCGAGCATGTCGGCTTTGGCCATGGGCTTTTTGCCGATGGCCAGCGCTGCCGGCGGCTATGACATCCCTGCAGGCATCAACCCGCTAACCCAGCTGCATGCCGAAGAAATGGTGCTGCCCAAGCACTTGGCCAACCCGCTGCGAAACATGCTGAGCCAGGATGGCCAGCAAGCCGCGGGTGAGGCAAGCAACAGCGTGGTCTACAACGACCACAGCGGCTCTCTCAGCGATGCTGAGATTGAGCGCAAGGCCCATGTGATCGCCAACGTGCTGAACCGTGCACACCGCAATGGCTGGAGGCCTAAGTGAGCAATGAAGTCTTTCCCTCCCTGCCGGGCATGACGCTCAACATCGAGCGTGAAGACGAGTGGAGCAATGCGAACCGCCAAAGCGGCTCTGGTCGGTCATTCACCCGCGCGATGTGGACATACCCGGTGCGTCATTACCGGGTGGAATTCGAGGTGCTGCGCTCTGGTGCTGACGCTGAATTACAGCAGCTGGTGGGCTTCTTCAACCGCCACAAGGGCGACTATGAGACCTGGCTGTTTGACGACCCAATGGACAACACCACATCGGGCATCGCTGAGTTCGCTGTGACAGATGGTGTGACTCAGGCCTTTCAGCTCAAGCGGCCATTCGGCGGGGCCATTGCACCCGTGTTCGATCTGAATGGCGCACCGTTGATCTATGTCGATGGCGTGGCCACCACGGCCTTCACGGTGAACGCCACGGGCAAGGTGACGACAAGCAGTGTGCTGGCTGCTGGCAAGTCGCTGGGCTGGGAAGGCCAGTGGTACTGGCGCTGCCAATTCAAGACAGGGCGCTTGAGCTACAAGCAGATCATGCAACACCTGCACACTGCCAAGTCGGTCGAGTTCAAGACGATCAAGCCATGACCCAGTACATCCGCACGACCACGCCTGCGCTGCAGGCCCTGCTCGATTCTGGTGTGCCGCTGCTGGTGGCTGATGTGTACACCATCACCACGCCTGGTGGGCTGTCCTTCAAGTGGGCCGATCTGGACGCACCAGTGATCTTTGGTGGCGACACATGGACCTTGGGCCCTGGCATCAAACGCGGTCGCATCATCAAGACCATGGGCTTGGAGGGCAGCTCGATTGACGTCGAGCTGTTCGATGGTGGGCTCGATGGCCAGAACGTCGAGGGCCAGCCGTTGATCCCCTGGGTGATCGCTGGCGGCCTGGATGGCGCCCGCGTGGTGGTTCACCAAGTGTTCAGCGCTGGCCCTGGCCAGCCATGGGTGGGCAAGCTGCACGCCCATGAGGGCAATGTGTCGGATGTGCAGACATCTGGACGTGGTGGCGTGAAGGTCACTGTGCGCAGCTTCACCGAGGTGTTCAACCGCTCGCTGCCGCCCACGGTCTACCAGCCCAAGTGCCGCACCCGCTTGTATTCGCCCCTTTGCACCATCAGGCGCGAATCGTGGACGGTGTCAGGCCAGGCCACAACAGCCAGCAACGCCCTGCGCCTGCAGTTCGGGCACTCATTGCCCAATGCGGCCGGCCATTTCGACTTGGGTGTGATCACGTTCACTGGCGGCGCCAACTTTGGCATCATCCGCACCGTGCGCCAGCACACCGCAGGCCTGCTGGTGCTCATGCAGCCATTGCCCAAGGCTGTGGCGGCGGGCGATACGTTCAGGGTCTACCCAGGTTGCGACTTGACGCTTGAAACATGCACGAACAAGTTCAACAACCGGGGGCACTTCAGGGGAATGCCATTCATCCCGCCACCCGACTCAGTGACATGACGCCTGACGCACTTCGAGAGGCTGTGTGCGCTGAGGCCTTGCGCTGGCTGGGCACGCCCTACCACCACCACCAGCGGCTGCATGGTGTGGGTGTGGACTGCATCAACCTGCTCTGTGCGGTTTACCACCAGGTGCAGATTGTGGGTTTCGTCGAGTTGGAGCACTACAGCCAGCGCTGGCACCACCACCGCAACGAAGAGATCTTCGCGCAGGGCCTGGACAAGTACCTGCAGCGCACGCTGCAACCAGGGCTGGGTGATGTGGTGCTGTTTCGGTTCGGCCGAACGTACAGCCACGCGGGCATCTTGCTGCCCGGTGGTGAGTTCATCCACGCGTTTGCACGCGTGAAGGGGCGCGGGCAGGTCATGGTCTCGCGCATGGCAGAGGGCTGGGAGACCAGGGCGCCTCTGTACTGGTCGATTACATAAGGGGTTTGAGATGGGTGGCAATACCGAGATCCGCAACGAATCGCAGAAGGCCAGCGCGATCCGCTTTCAGTCGTCGATGTTCGGGGGTGTGGTGCCTGTGCTGCATGGCACCAACATCGTGCCGCCGAACTTGCTGGACTATGGCGACTTCACGGCTTACCAGCACGAGTCGACCGAGTCGCAAGGTGGCAAGGGCGGCGGCGGTGTGGATACCACCAAGGTCTGGTACACGTACACGGCCAACGTGGTGTTCGGCCTGGTAGAGGGGCCCATCTACTCCATTGGCAAGACCTGGAAGGGCAAGGTGGCCAGCGATCAGATCACGGTGCTGCTGGGCGAGCAGGGCGGCACGGTGTGGACGCAGACGGGCCACCCCGATCAGGCCGCGCTGTCCTTCCTGTCCAGCATGGCCGGTGGCGCGCACAACATCAACTATTCAGGCCTGGCACACATTGGCGTGCTGGATTACGACCTGGGGGAGACAGCGCAGGTTGAAAACCACCGCTTTGAAGTGCGCGGCCCTTCCTCGTTCATGCTCGATGGCATCCCTGACGCACCGCCGGCGGCTGTGCTCTATGACTGGATCAGCAATTACTCGCGCGGCCTGGGGCAGTCGGATGTGATCGAGCCCACGGCCTCGGGCTCGATGCTGGATTTTGATCAGTACACGCGGGCCGCTGGTATCTGGATCTCCCCGCTGCTGCAAGAGCAAGCGCCCGCCACTGACCGGCTGGCCCTGCTGCAGCGCATCTGCAACTCAGCCTTGATCGAGGTGGATGGCATGCTGCGCATGGTGCCCCTCGGCGGTGGCGACTTGAGCCGGCAGATCGGCGCCACCACGGCGAGCTGGACGGCTCGGGCGCAGCCCCAGTATGCGCTGGACCCTGACAGCCTGCTGTCTCGTGGCGCTGACCAGCCGCTGGTGGAGATCAAGCGCAAGCCCGCGGCTGATGCGTACAACATCGTCGAGGTCGAGTTCAGGGACCGAAACGCGGACTACGCCCCATCGGTGGCCCGCAAGGTCGACCAAGCATCCATGGACTTGGAGGGCGACAAGCCCGCGCCAAAGCAAACCATGGACTGGATCTGTGACCCGGCTGTTGCTGACCGCGTGGCGCAGTTGGAACTCAACCGCCACATGCTGCAGCGCGCTGAGTACCGCTTCGAGCTGCCCTGGAACTTCGCATTGCTCATGCCTACCGCGCTGGTGACGCTCACGGTGCCAGAGCAAGGCCTGGACGCACTGCCCGTGCGCATCACGCGCCGTGAGGAGACCGACCAGGGCTATGCCTTCGAGGCCACCGACTACACCGACGCCCTGAGCACGCAGCCCCTGCACACCCTGCCGGTGGTGGACGGCTACCGCAACGACTACGCGGCCAACCCTGGAAGCACCACGGTGCATGCTGTGTTCGAGGCGCCCAAAGCGCTCAGCGATGGGCTGGAGCTGTGGATTGCTGCCACGGGCTCGAATGCTTCCTGGGGTGGCTGCCATGTCTGGATCTCTGCCGATGGGGTGGAATACAAGCAGGTGAGCACGCTGTCCGGTAAGTCTCGCGTGGGCAAGTTTGACCAGGCGGCCACGACCAGCGCGAGCTTCTTCAAGGTCAAGGGCATGAACGACCAGTTGGGCTCGGGCTCTGCGCTCGATGCCTCGCTGAACGCCACGCTATGCTGGGCCAATGGAGAGTTTTTCAACTATGAAACGGCTACGCTGACGGCCTCGGGCTCATACACATTGAATGGTTTGCTGCGAGGGGTGTATGGCAGTAGGCGCAGCAGCAAAGCTGTGGATGGCGTATTCGTGCGTTGTGATGGGGCGCTGGCAAAAACAGGCCCTATCGGCCTGCAGATGGTGGGGCGGCAGATCTGGATCAAGCTGCAGTCGTTCAACATTTTTGGCCTGGCGACGCAGTCATTGTCTGACGTCAGTGCAGTCACATATACGCCCACTGGTGACCTGGCTCTGGCGCCTGACACGCCGGCCAACCTGGTGCCTGAGGGTGAGTTCAGTTTGCTGCCATTGGGCCGACGGCCGGACACCTGGGACGGTGGCACCGTGACGGTCGTGACAGGGCAGAGTGCATTCACTGCAGCTCTGGATTGTTCTGCCTTGCGCACGCAAGGTTTGGTTCGGATCGGAGCGCAGGCCGGTGATCGATTCTGGGTAACTGCCATGGTGGATGCCTCGACATCGTCCACCTCCGCGAATGCGGGCATGTGCTGGTATGACGCCCAGGGTCAGCGGCTGTCGAGCAGCTCGGCTGATGTGGCTGTCGGCGCTGGGGCAACATGGATAGCTCGCGCGGGCATTGTGGAAGCGCCGGCATCGGTGGCTTATGGGGTTCCTTGCGTAGAGAGGGCTTCGGTTGGCTCGGGTGTTGTGCGGGTGGCTGATTTTTCCATTGCGCGGCAGTTGGTGACGCAAGAGCTGCAGGACCTGGCTGCCACCGAATTGACTGAGATCACAACCGGTGGGTTCAGTGTCAGCAATCGGGGCTCGTTGTCCACGGATTGGGCTGTTGTCAAGATCACGAATGGCGGCAGAGTCATTGTTCGATTGGTGTGTGACTACGTCGCTTACAACCTCACGGGGGCTGCGGTGGGAGAGGTTGCCTCATTGAGTTTTGGCATGGTTGGTCGTGTGGCGAATGACATCAACAGCGCAGACTCACTGCTGGTCTCATCGAGCGGCGGGGGGGCTGCGATATCGAGGCAAAGAAGCATCCAGGCCTACGGCTCCACGCCAATGGAGCGAGTGGTTCTGTCAAGCACGGCCACCGTTTTGCAAGATGGTTATGTTTTCGTCAGTGCGACTCTGATGGGACTGGGCTTCGTCGGCCCGCAGGGGCAGATTGGGGGCAATCAGGCCAGGCTGACCGTCAGCAATTTTTCAATGACCGTGGAGTCTGTTAAAAAATGAGTGCCGCCGTTTGGTCGTTTTACGACAAGTCTACCGGGCTGTTCACTGGCTTTTTTGCCAGCGGGTCCTTGGACGTGGCCCTTGGTTGCCCGCCTGGCCGTGAGGCTGTCATTGGGGTGTATGACCCGGCCCTGTGGCGGTTTGATCTAGAGCTTGGGTGCGTTGTGGCCATTGATGCATCTGCGGGTGATCTGGGCGGACAAGCACTGACTGCTCTGCCTGCTGGCATCGAGGCCATGGCGCAACTCAGGGCTGCTGAGGCGGAATCGCTGCGCGCAATGAGGGAGCTTGTTCTTGCCATGGCGCAGGGCTCTGTGCTGCCTGCTCATGCTCTCGCAAAGCTGGCTCAGACGGATCAGGAGGCTGCGGCGAGACGAGCGGAGCTGCCGCCACCGCAGGCCCCCTGAAACTGTGGTCTGTGCACGTTGTGCACTTTCTTCCTAGAAAGTGCACAAGCCTTTCGGGATGCTCACACCCCATGAGCACCGCCACCGACATGCTGACCAAATACCTCGATGCAGAGGTAGCCATCTTGCAGGGCAAGGAGGTTCGCATCGGGGACCGCACCTTCCGCTACGAAGACCTGGCCGTTGTGCAGCAAGGCCGGCGCGAGTGGGAAGCCCGTGCACGTGCTGAAGCACGCAACGCATCAGGCGCCAACACCATTGGTGGCCTGGGCTTTTCTGTGGCGCGGATGGACTGAGCAGCATGAGCAGCAACGCCAAGCCCGCCCGCCTGAACTTCATCGACCGCATGGTGGCGGCCGTGTCGCCGCAAGCCGGTGTGCACCGGCTCAAGGCCCGCACGGTGCTGGCCCACTACGAAGCCGCCAAGCCCAGCAGCCAGCGCAAGGCGCGGCGTGATGCCTCCAGTGCCAACCAGTTGGTCAGCAAGGGCGCGGTGCCCATGCGCAACAACATGCGCTACCTGGACCGCAACCATGACCTGGTGACCGGTGCGCTCACCACCATGGTGAACAACATCGTGGGCCCTGCAGGCATCACGCCTGAGCCCCAGCCTCAGAACCTCGATGGCACCATCAACACCGATTACGCCTTGGCATTGACCGAGGCGTACAACGACTTCCAGCGCCGCCCTGAGGTGACCTGGCAGCACGACATGAGCCACGTGCAGCGCCTGGTGTGCCGCTCGTGGCTGCGTGACGGCGAATGCTTCGCACAGCGCCTGATGGGCCCTGTGCCCCTGCTGGACCACGGCACCCGCGTGCCCTACAGCCTGGAGCTCATGGAAGCCGACATGCTGCCCATGGAGTATGACGAAGGCGACAGCATCCGCCAGAGCATCCAGCGCAATGCCTGGGGCCGCGTGACGGGCTACTGGGTCTACAAGACGAACCCCAGCGAGACCTTCAGCATGGTCAATGCGCTGAAGTTCATTCCGGCTGATCGCATGCTGCATGTGGCCCTGCGTGATCGCATTGGCCAGCTGCGCGGTGTGACGAAGTTCGCCAGCGTGATCACACGCATGGAAGACCTCAAGGACTTCGAGGAAAGCGAACGCATTGCCGCCAAGCTTAGCGCCATGCTGTGCGCCTTCGTGAAGCGCAATAGCCCGGTGGACATTGGCTATGAGGCCCCCACTGACTCTGAAGGCAAGCCTGTGAATCGCGAGTTCAGCATGGCCCCCGGCATGATCATCGACACCCTGGTGGCTGGCGAAGAGATCGGCCTGATCGACACCAAGCGGCCCAACCCCAACCTGATCCACTGGCGCGATGGCCAGCTGCGCGCCTTTGCCTCGGGCATCAGCGCGAGCTACTCCAGCATCAGCCGCAACTACAACGGCAGCTACAGCTCGCAGCGCCAAGAATTGGTCGAGCAGTGGGTGAACTACGCCTCGCTGACTGACCTGTTCACCGAGCTGTTCATGCGCCCAACGTGGTCCGACTTCGTGATGGCTGCTGACCTGAGCGGCGTGGTGCGCACGCCTAAGGGCATCAAGCCTGGCACCGCTGACGCTTGCTTGTTCGTGGCCCCCTCGATGCCTTGGATCGACCCGCTGAAAGAGATCAGCGCGTGGGTGATGGCTGTGCAGGCTGGCTTTGCCAGCGAGGTCGAGGTGATGCGCAAGCGCGGCGTGAGCCCTGATGAATTGCTGCGCCAAGTTGTGGCCTGGCGCAAGAAGACGGCCGCCGCTGGCGTGGTCTTCAACAGCGACGCGGCCGTGTCTGACGCGCAGAACGTGGCCACGCAGAACAACACCGACCCGAACCCGAACCCGAACCCCGATCCCAACCCGGCCCCGGCAGACCCTGCCTCGGGCGACACCAACGCGCAGGCCTGAGGCCTGGCAGGAGAGAGAACATGGCAGACCTCATCGTCCACGACCTGGGCAAACTCAGCAGCATTGCCAACGGCACGCCAGTGCAGGCCAAAAGCGGCGGCAACCACTCGGTGACAGCCACGGTGCAGGGCACGGGCTCTGTGTCGTTCTCTGGCCAAGTGATGGGCACCAATGACATCGCAGGCACCTGGATGAAGGTGGCCACGGTGACAGGTAGCGGCACAACCACCGCGTCAGGCTCAGCCACATTCAGCGACGACTACCGGTTTTGGCGCTTTGATGTGACAGCCATGACTGGCACCAGTGTGCTGGCTGTGCTGGCGACTGATCCGTTGGGCACGGGTGCTCCCTCCACCCCATCGGGCGCGGTGGTGCTACGCCTCGGTCAGATTGGCAGCAAGTGCCGTATTCCGCAACAGAAAGACACGACCATCCGGCAGGCTCGCAGCCGGATGACGCACTGGAACTTTCAGGATGTTATCGCCAATGGCTGGGCCATTGAATGGCCCAACTTTGCCATTAGTGCGGGCACACCAGAAGCTGGGCCTGGTGCGACTTTGTCCATTGTTGCCGCCATCGAATATCCAGTGGGCACCTTCACCCAATTGACTTTTGGTGGTGCGACGATTGGCAGCATTCCCGATGGCGGCCGCTTGCAGTGCGACCCGATCAATGTGGCTATTCCAAAGCTTGCAGCCTATCGGGAGCACACGTTTGTCTACACGTCGGGCGCTTGGATTCCGCTGGCTGCAGGTTCTGCAAACATGCAGAACGATGGCCTTAATTGCGATACAACGCAGGGCGCGATGTCTGGCCTGACTGACACGACGTTGACAAATCCGACGCTCACTCAGGCAACTCAACTGTCAGCGAACTACGGTGCCTGCGCCATCCTTGCTCAAACGAGCCTGATGTCGGCATTTGGCGATGGCGACTCGATCATGCAGTCTGTCGGGGATAACGGGTATTACATCCAGTGGTTCAGTGATACTGACTGGGACGCAGAGGCGCTTCAATGGGGCGCGCAAGGGTTCTTTGAGCGCGGTTTGGGCTATCGCTGTCCGACAATTCGCGCTGGTGCCAATGGTGAAAAGGTTTCAAACCTTGCCACCCTTATGGCCGGAACTGGGTATGAAAACCGAACTGCGCTGGCGAAATACTGCCGCGCTGCCGTGATCATGTGCGGAATCAACGATGTGGTGAATACCTCCGATAGCCGAACAACCATCGTCAACAACATCCAAAGCATCGCAGCAGCTTGGCACACACGCGGGATCCCCCCGTATTGGTGCACGATGGCACCGGGCGGTGTGATTTCAACCGATGGGTACACAACACAGGCTGGTCAGACTCTGCAGGCGCGTAACAATATCCGAGCAGACGTCAATGAATACTTGCGGCAAGGCAAGCTCACAAACGTCAGCGGCACCGTGGAAACCGCTGCGCAGGTTGAGGCTGGCAAGGGTGGTCAGGCTGGTGGTACTGGATATTGGCGCACCTTCAGCCGTGGGCGCGTCCTTTCTGACGTAGTGGGCAACGGTACAAAAACGGTCACATCTGCCACTGCAAATTTTGACCAGAACGACACGCGAGCTAGAGTCACGATCAACGGTTTGGACAATGTAATCACCCGTGTGGTGAGTGCTACGACGATTGAAGTTCAATCAACGGTGGCGGCTGCAAGTGGTTTGCCAATGCAAATTGGCTATGCCATGTACACGGGTGACGGCACGCACGGCAGTCACTACGCAATGGCTCGCGCTTTGCGCAGTTTCCCGCTGTGATGACCCGCCCCCTCACCCTGGCCCTGTGGGCCTGAACCCTAACGCTGTACCCCTCTGTCCCGCAGCGACACGGGCAGAGGTTTTAACGCTGGTCGCCCCAAGGCACTGAAAGTGAAAGACAACGTGGCTATCGAGACATCATCAATCATCGGCGCCGGGGCGGTCAAAGCTCTAGGCGTCAAGGCATCGCTAGGCATGGCCGGGGCTGCTGTGCTCTACCTGCTCATGCCCCCCGAACGACCGGACGGCACGTTTAACCGGCACGAGTTTGCCGGGCGTTTGGCTGTCGCTGGCCTGTGCTCCATGCTGCTCGGTGATTGGGCTGTGGACGTGATCAGCGGCCTGGCCCCTTGGCTCATGGCTGCAAAGCATCCGGCGCCGTTCTATCTGGCTGCTGGTGCGCCTGGCTGGTGGGTGTCCCGTGCTGCCGCCCTGTGGCTCTACAACCGCAAGGGCAAGGACTTGGGGCAGATCGTGCATGACGCTAAGGAGATTGGCACATGAACATCACGCACTTCAGTCTTGACGAGTTCGCCACCTCGAGCACGGCCCTTCGCCTCAAGATCGACAACAGTTTGCCCGCTGACCTCGAGCCGGACGCATGGGCAACCCTTGCGATGCTCGAGCGAATCCGCGCCCATCTGAGCAAGGTCAAGGGCAAGGATGTGTCTGTATCCATCTCGTCTGGCTACCGCTGCCCTGCGCTTAACCGTGCCGTGGGCGGCTCCGCATCATCGGACCACCTCAAGGCCAAGGCGGCGGACATTCGCGCCCCTGATTTTGGATCTGCGCTGACCGTTGCTCGAGAGTTGGCCGCGCACGTTCAAGACCTTGGCATCGGTCAACTCATCAACGAGTTCCCCGGCGCTGGTGGCTGGGTGCATGTCTCCACGCGCCTGCCTGACAAGATGGTGAACCGCATCATCACGATCAGCGCAGCCGGGACAAAAGCAGGGGTGCAAGGATGATCCCCATTCTTTCCTACAACCTCCCCGCCATCGCAACCCGCGCCCTCGTGTCTCTGCTGGTGTGCCTGGCTTGCGTCTTCGTGGGCTACAGGCACGGCAAAGAGGTGATGCGGGGGAGGTGGGATGCTTCCACCGTCGCAAGCCGTGAAGCTCAAGACAAGGCCCTGTCTGCTGCTGCTGACCGCATCGCACAGATCACGGTCAAGAATCAGACCATCGTGCAAAGGATCGAGCGTGAAACCATCGAGAAACCTGTGTTTCGTGACTGCCGCTCTGGTGCTGACGCTGTGCGGCTGCTCAACAGTGCAGCCGGTCGCGACGGCCCCGAACCCGCTGGTGCGAGCGAACTGCCCGCCTCTACCCCTGCTGGTTGACGACACTTTCGGCGGGTGGGTACGATGGGCGACGAGGGCGGCGGATCAGTACGAGAGGTGCCGAGCCTCCGCGCAACCTTTAGGCGCTACCGAATAGTTGGGGCGGCCTCACGACCCGGCATCAGCCGGGAGCCCCCAGCGTCACATGCTTTGACCCCTCACGGCTGGACTGGTGAGGACTTCCGAGGGGCCTGCCATCTACGCAAAAGCGCAGCGCTTGGGCATCTGCCAGTCAGTCCAGCCGTGAAGGTTGAGGGTGGCGCTGGGTGGCTCCACGCAGGCGCAGAATCTAACGACCGGGCTCTCTCACTTCGGTTAACTGCGTCTTCACACCCTCACGGCTGCTGATCGGCTGCTGGTTCCCCATTTATCAGCTTGCGCTGCCAGGTCAATCCTGCGCCCCATTTACCCGCTCGCCTCTCTAGGCGGCACCAATCAGCATGCGTGAGAGTCCCCGTCTTTCCGGGGCGTCATCGGTTTGCTGTCGTTTTCACTCGCCAGCCTCATCCTTTGCAGGACACACGGAAGTTATCCGCTATGGGGCGCCCAACCGAAACCCACGCTCTTTTGCACTAGGCTTTCGCCGTAACGTGCGACTCTTTAATTCTACGCATCGCCGGGGGGCGTGGCAAGGCGCATCAGTGGCCGAGCGCATCCAGTGCGGCAAAGAAGCCTTCAGCAAAACCCTTGGCGCCAGCCTTGCGCTCTCGGTGCTGCGCGTCCCTCCGCTGACCGGGCAGAAGGTCAGACTTGAGCAACAGCGCGTGCTCTTCATTTCTCGTGAATAGCATCAGGGTTCGATGCTGTCCGCACTGAATGGCCTCACCCCTGATCTCGACAGTGATGTATTTGATGGCGTTGGCCGTCACTGGATCAGCCCATATGAGGTCAAGGGGCTGATTGACTGCAAGGCGGATCGGCTCGCCAGCCTCCAACCTTTGCCAAAGCCATGGCTGGAGGCTGAGAACAGTGATCGGCTCAAGTTCGTGAGTGTAGAGAACGGCTTACATCACCCCTCCTTGCTGTAGCGTGCGCGGATGGCTTGGGCTGCACGCGTGCCATAGATACGCACACCCGTAGGCAGATGCGTGTCGCACACGGTCGATTGCGCCACCTTCGCGCAGTCCTCCGCGACAAGGCGGGCGAAGGCGACGATTGCGGGGCGCTGGTCGAAGCTCTCAGAGCCGAAAGATAGCAATTCCCCATGTGAGTCAAACGCCAAGCCTGCGTCATAGGCCATCTGCGCTATGCGGTCTGTGTCGGTCATGGGGTGGCCTTAAGTGACATGCAGTAGGTCATGTGACCCTTTGGTGTGAGGCCATAGCC